TTTCTAACGGATTTTGAATTAGATTTGGTGTTTCTAAATCTCTTCTAGGACTTGGTGTTCCTGGTCCTACTGGTGCAGCGCCTCCGGCTTCAGTGAAATCATCTGCATTAGCAACTGCGGCATCAACTGTTTTAGTTTCGTCATTTATTACTTGTGCTATTGATTTTTCTGCAAGATCTACAATGTCACCTGAAGATAATATTTCAACTCCTGAATCAAGATCAAAAGTTCTTATCTTTTGCATTGCACTGCCTACACTAATATTTGATGCTTGAAAAGTATTAGATGCATTAATTGTTGGTGAACCGTCTGGCTTTTTTATATCTGCTGGAACAACAAAACTTTTTCCGTTTATGTTTCGAATTTTTTCGCCAGTCTTCAAAGTTCCTTTGAAAGGCTTCAACTTATTGTTTGGTGTGCTTGGAGGTCTAGTAAAAACAGTCATACTATATTCCTAAAAACTTTTTAAGATTTGACATCTTAGGAATGTATATTGCTGTTCCTGCTTGAAAGTCGTATATAGGATCTTTAATTGTGTCCATGTTTCTTTGTACAAATACCCACCAAAGTTTAGGATCTTCATAAAGATCAAATGCTAACAAGTCGGGTCTATTATTATAGTGTGGTTCGATTGTGTATAATACATCACTAGACGATGCTGGTACAGCTCTAATATTTAATAATTCTAAATACATAGAATTTTGACCTGTATCTCTATACGGAGAATTATTTTTATAAACAGCCATTAAATAAATCCTCCCATTGTTCCAGTTTGCCCTTTAGCATATTGTTCTAATGAAAATTTGCGTAAACTTTCTCTGTTGTAAATTGGCTGTGCTGTAATATTGATATTACTTTTTCTTGGTACCCAGGTCGGTCTGCTACCTTGGCTTGCTTCTGTACATCTAATATAGTCAACGTCAGTAGGTAATGTAACTGAGAAGTTTTTAATTACAACTGGCACACCGTCAAACACGTTTGCACCGTAACCATATAGTCTACATATGATAGGTGGATTACCTGCTAGGTCTCCTGTTCCAAAGAACATTTTAGTTGATGTTTTAAAGAATGTTGTTGCTGCAATCCAATACGCAGCCTGTGAACTTGACTCTGCTGTAAAGTCTCCTGAAATGTTTATCTCGTCCACTTGTGAGTTCTTGTAAGCCTGGAAGGGATAATTATTATGTACAGGATCTATTTGTGAATAATTTGCGGTTGTTGAAAATGTTATTTCTGGCAAGTATGGAAAAACTACTCCACCAGTATCTTTTAGAATTTCAAATAACGGATTTGCACCAAAATGATCAAAGTTGGCATTAATTTTTACACGCCAATCATTTGGATTCTGAGGACTTAGTTTAACCCCGGCGCCTTCAGAGAATTCAAAAAGTTCGCCACCAGCAGGGAGATTTGCACCTCTTTTGAGACTTAACAAATTATTTAACACACCAGCTGCTTTGCCGACATTTGCTGCAAAGTCTTGGAAGCCAGATGCCAAGTTGCCTCCGATACCTAATTTAGATATCGTAGACGATATTTCTGCTGTGGTGCCTGCTACTGCATTAAGTCCATTTTGGGCAGCACCAAATGCTGTTCCAACATCATCAGCAAAATTACTTATGGAATTACCGCCGACGGCTGAAGTTACTGCATTTACACCGTCGCCGATTTTACTGACTGCACCGTCAACATTGAATGCAGCATCTGCTGCCGCTAAGGCACTGTTTAGATCGCCTGACGCTTGGTTCAGTGCTGATCCTACATCGCCACCTAGTTCACTGGTTAGTTTGTCCAAATCGCTTTTGGCTTGGTCCGAAACCTGTTTGAGATTGGCTTGGTTTTTCTGTTGCTGGTCAACGGCGACCGCAACGCCAGCTACAAGTACGGCCAATGGTGCTATTTTTGGTAAACTCATTTTGGTAAAATTTCCTTTTAATAATACTATTTATTTCTGTAATTATGTGCTATTATATTACTTATATAACCGGAGAAATTACGTATGACAATTGGGCAACCAAAAAAGATAAAATATCTAACAAATAAGGATTTATTAGCGGAAATACACCGCAGTAAGTCTACTTTCTGTTCTTTTACTGACGATAGCTATGGTCAGTACGATATTATACTGCCATCCTTGGAAAAAGTTAACATTAGAACTGTAGCCGAAGCAAAACGCAACCGTGCTGCTAGACTATCTAAACTTGCACATGCTGAAGCTGTTGAAGCCGCAGGTAAAAAAATGCCTGCAAAAGGGTTTGAAATAGACTATCGTAAAATGCAAAAAGAAGATTTAATCTTTAGGATCATGACATTTGATCATGTACCTTTAGAACCAGGACGCAAGAAAACAGTTAAGACTGTTGCAGACAAGCATGAAAAAGTAAATTTTCCGCCTTTTCAACATTGGAAGTTTGATGACAAAGGAAACTTGATATGTGTAGGTAAGAGTCATTGGGTAGGAGGAATGGAGAACGGTTACTTCGACAAAAAATGTGGACAGATGACAGATGACCTTGCAAGAATGTTTATGAAGTTGTGTGATAGATATGCAACCAGGGGTAATGTTAGAGGCTACACATATAATGATGAAATGAAAGGACAAGCAATATTGCAACTGGCGCAGATAGGACTACAATTTGATGAATCTAAAAGTAATAATCCATTTGCTTATTATACCGCGGCTGTTACAAACAGTTTTGTTCGAATTATTAATATTGAAAAACGCAATCAAAACATTAGAGATGACATTTTAGAAATGAATGGTATGAATCCTAGTTGGACAAGACAAAATGCTGATTCACATCCTAGTAAACCCAAAGAAAAGAAAAAGACTTGACAAGCTGCCTAAAGTTAGTTATAATAACATAAGGAGTAAATATGCCGTTATTTAAGAAAGCAGCCTGCTTCACTGATATACACTTTGGTATGAAAGGTGGAAGCAGAACGCATAATATGGACTGCGAGGAATTCGTAAAGTGGTTTTGTGAAGAAGCAAAAGCCGCTGGTGCTGAAACTTGCATATTTTTAGGAGACTGGCATCATAACCGTGCGACTACAGATGTTAGCACGATGAACTATACAGTTTCTAATTTAGAAAGAATTAACGAAACATTTGAAAAGACTTACTTCATGGTAGGTAATCATGATTTGTTTTATAAAGACAAACGTGAAATTAACTCTATTGAGTTTATGAGACTGTTTCCTAATATCATTCCTATTACAGATATTTTCACAGAAGGCGAAGTAACATTGTTACCTTGGTTAGTAGGTGAAGAATGGAAGATGGTTCCTAAGATCAAAAGTAGATATGTATTTGGTCATTTTGAACTTCCACTATTTTATATGAATGCTATGGTACAGATGCCTGATCATGGAACACTACAAGCAGATCATTTTGTAAATCAAGAATATGTTTTTAGTGGCCACTTCCATAAAAGACAAACTAAAGGCAATGTAACATATATGGGTAATGCATTTCCACACAACTATGCAGATGCATGGGACGATGACCGTGGCATGATGTTTTTAGATTGGGGCGGAACTCCTGAATACAAAACATGGCCTAATCAGCCAGTGTTTAGAACATTCAAACTTAGTCAACTACTTGAAGATCCTGATAAACACTTAGGCGAAAATATGCATTGTCGTGTTACTATCGATGTGCCTATTAGTTTTGAAGAAGCAAACTTTATTAGAGAAACGTTTATTCCACAATACAAACTTAGAGAACTAAGTCTTATTCCAGAAAAGGTAGAGATAGAATCAAATGTTGATCCTATTGACCTTACATTCGAAAGTGTTGATACAATTGTTATGAACCAGATTGAAGCAATTGATAGTGATACTATTGACAAACGTATGCTAGTAGAGATATATAGGGACCTCGGACGTAATCAATGATAAAAATTAAAGATGTAACTGTAAAGAATTTTATGAGTGTGGGTAACCAGACTCAAGCAATTAACTTTGACAAAGGCGAACTTACTCTTGTACTAGGTGAAAATCTAGACTTAGGTGGTGACGATAGTGGTTCCAGAAACGGCACTGGTAAAACCACTATCGTTAATGCCATTAGCTACGCAATATATGGTAATGCACTAACAAACATTAAACGTGATAATCTTATTAACAAGATTAACGGTAAAGGAATGCTTGTTACAATTAACTTTGAAAAAGACGGTGTTGACTATAAGATTGAACGTGGACGAAAGCCTAATATTACAAAGTTTACTATTAATGGCAAGGCTCTTGAAGAAGACTCTGATGAGAGTCAAGGTGATAGTAGAGAAACGCAAAAAGTAATTGAAGAACTATTTGGCATGTCGCATGATATGTTTAAGCATCTTATTGCGTTGAACACATATACTGAGCCTTTCCTTGCATTAAAGAATAATGATCAACGAGCAATTATTGAACAGTTGTTAGGTATTACACTACTATCTGAAAAAGCTGAATGTCTCAAAGAAGAGATGAAAGTTAATAGAGATGCCATGAGCTCTGAGAATACAAGAATTGAAACTGTTAAAATATCCAACGAAAAGATTCAACAAAATATCGAATCATTAGAACGCAAACAGCGTATGTGGGAAGAGCAAAAAACATCTGCTTCTAGTGAGCTTGAGACAAGCATTAAGATTTTACAAGAGATTGATATTGAAGCAGAAATTGAAGCACATAAATGTTTAGATGATTTTAATAAAAAGCAATCTTTAATATCAGAAGCAAGGCGATGGATTGCCAACATTGAAGCAGACGATTCTAAACAAGAAAAACTAATTGAAAAATTAGATAGTGAAATTGTTTTGCTTAAAGAACATAAGTGTCATACTTGTGGACAAGATTTACATGATAAAAAGCAAGAAGAAATTCTTGGTGATAAAGAAAAACAAAAACAAGAAGCGGCTGCACAGATTGTTTCTAATAGTACACAACTACAAGAACATCAAACTGTCATTGCAGATATTGGCGAGCTTGAAGGTTGTCCGCCTACACAATATGATACACTAGAACAAGCACTACAACATAGAAGCACTGTTGAAGGATTAGAAAAAGATTTACAAACAAAGAAAGATGATGTCAATCCTTACAGCGAACAGATTACAGAACTAAAAGATACTGCAATACAAGAAGTAAGTTTTGATCTGCTTAACGAATTAACAAAAGTAAAAGATCATCAGGATTTCTTATACAAACTATTAACAAACAAAGATAGCTTTGTTCGTAAGAAAATTATTGAGCAAAATCTTGCATATCTAAATCAGCGTATCACATACTACTTGGCAAAAATTGGTTTGCCACACATTGTTGAGTTCCAGAATGACTTAACTGTTATAATCACACAGCTAGGACAAGACTTAGACTTTGATAATTTAAGTAGAGGTGAACGTAATAGACTTATTTTATCTATGAGTTGGGCATTTAGAGATGTTTGGGAGAGTTTATATCATAGCATTAACTTACTATTCATAGATGAACTTGTAGATAGCGGTATGGATAGTGCTGGTGTAGAATCTAGTATTAGTATCCTTAAGAAAATGACTAGAGAAAGACAGAAAAATGTATTCTTAATTAGTCATAGAGATGATTTAACAAGTCGTGTTAATCATGTACTAAAAGTAATCAAAGAAAACGGTTTTACATCTTACAGCAACGATGTTGAAATTGTGGAATAGGTATGGCAACAGATTCACATGACCAAATGATTGAAGCATTTCAAAAGTACTTTAAGTGGCAAGAACGCTTCGAGTATCATGGTAGTGATGAAGCAGGAATTAAGGCAAGATTTTGGCTAAGTGAAATTAGAAAACATGCAAGTCAACGAAGGCTAGAAGTACAAGAAAAACGATCAGAGAGAAAATTAGCCAGAAAGGGCCAGGTCGGACGTCCAAAGAAAGTAACTACTAATGATGACGTCAGAATGGACCTACCAGAAGAAGAAGATTAAAGAACTTCCAGAAGATTGCGAAGGGTTTGTCTATCTGATTACAAATCTCACTAACGACAAAAAATACATAGGCAAGAAACTAGCAAAATTTAAAAAGACACGCCCGCCACTCAAGGGCAGAAAAAATAAAAGACGTTCGAAAGTAGAAAGTGACTGGAGAGACTATTGGGGATCCAGTGATCATTTACTAGCAGATGTAGAAGAGTTAGGCAAAAGCAAATTCACAAGAGAAATAATACATTATTGTCCCAGCAGAGGCGTACTTAGTTACTTAGAGGCTAAAGAACAGTTTGATCGCAGAGTACTAGAATCAGACGAATATTACAATGGCATAATCAACGTAAGAGTAGGCAGTTCTAAAGTGTTAAAAGAAGAATTAAAACGAATAAATGAGTCTTAATTTGCATTTTATACAGAACCACAACTAACACATAATATATCCTTAGGCAAATACACCGTTAAAAAAGCCCGCCACGGCGCTATCATGTGGTCCTAAGCCCGTTCTGATGTGTGACGGTAAGGAATTCTGGTTAACGGCAGAGGTATAACAGCACTATCCTTAACAGGA